TACTTGAGGCCACTACCTCCTCCCATTTCTTTAGTTGGTACATAAGCTCCGATGACATCGTATGTGTGATTTGTGACAATGAGCGGAACATTTGCTTGTCCTAGTTTAAGTGTGAGCATACGAAACGCACCTTTGACGAGTTGAGATTTAGTCATGTCTCGAACTTGTTTATCGTCCAGAGCATCACGGATCTCTTTCTCAGTCGAAAGCATTCCCAGAGAGTCTAGCACAAACATACAAGGTTTGCGTTCATCTTCAGGTTTTTTTAAATATATATCTACTGCCTGTAGTGCCTTCTGTCTAAACTGTTCGATTGTAACAACATTGATAACAACCAATCGTTCTAAGTCAATACCACGACTTTTAAGAAGAGACTTATTAACTGCTGCTTCAGTGTCAAAGTACAGACAGTAACTACCAGGATTACTATCCAGAAAATTCTTAACCACAGCGAGACTAAAAAAAGTCTTTCCAGTAGAAGACTCACCAGCAATGGCAGTAATCTTATTCCCAGATACGCCACCAAATATACTACCTGAAACGAGTCCGTTAAAAATGTACGAACCCGTGTCCACGAAAGTTTCTGTGTCATCGATGTCTGATGCGAGTTGGGTATAGTCATCTCCAATCTCTTTTACTATTTCTTTTAAAAAATCCATTAAATAACAAATCCAAATTCTTCGCGTGCTACTTTTTTATATGTTTCAGGGTGAGTCTCCCTAATCTTTTTGATCGTATTAATCTTTTGATAGAGAGCAGCATCTCCACCAAGTCTTAATGCACTTACAATCGTAGCAAGTTCTTTGTCGTTAATAGGTAGGTCCATTAGGAGAAAAATAATTCCAGGTTTACAGTTTTTTCGACATTCCAACCAATCGCATCAAGAATTGCTTTCAGTGGTTCGACAAAGGACTTTTCAAATTGTAGGTCATAGTCAACGTACTTGTCAAGGTTAAGTTCTTTGGGAAACTCCTGAATAAAAGATATTACATTTTCATGCAGAGTGTTTGGTTTTTTCAAATAACAAAATTTAATCTTCTCACCATTTTTAATTAAAGAGTATTTGTTACTCAATTCGTTTTTAACGATATAGTGATTAAACAACAATGCCCCACGCACATGTATTGGTGTACCCTTTGCATAGATACTAGAGTGTGATTTATACTTTACCACATCAGATACTGAACGAGGGAAAGAAATCTGCTCAGGGGGCAAACTCTTAAACTCTGCTCTAGACTTATCAATAAAGTCAATGACATCTTCTTCTGTTCCAGTCATTAGAATATTAAATGCCTCCTTGAGCATCTTACGGCAGGGAGCTGGAGTGGATGATTTAACGGACTCAATACCCATCACTTTTAGTTTGGGATCCTCATAGCGGACACCCTCACTATCCCACACGTTAAGAATATATCTCTTCTTCGCAGTCCAAATACCACGGTCAGCAATATTCTCACGCTTCATTTGCATTTTCTGGTCATACGCCGATACGTAGTTCGCCAGATTTTGGTAACACTGATCGATGTACGGTTCAAACTTATCTTCACAGATTTTGTCAAGTAATCCCACAATCGCAACCTTGTCGCTAGACTTAGAAGCAAAAAATTTATCAACAAGAGGTCCAAGATTAAGATAAATTGAGTCGGTGTCAGACGCAATTACATAGTCTTCGTCAGTTGTTTGTAGCAATTTATTTAGATACTGATTCATCTTACGCTCAATCCAACGGATAGAGACTTGACCAGAAAGCGTAATCGCCTCCGCATTGGCAAGTTTATAGTATCTAAAATACTGATTACCGATAGCACCATAAGCAGAGTTGAGTGAGATCTTCTTAGCCATCTGGATATTATTGCATCGCGCAATCTCTTTCTCCAGTGCCTTAGTTGGAGTCTTCTCATATTGTTGCTTTGCCTGAAGCATTCGTTTCTTAAAGATTACACGGTCGCCATACATCTTCTCCATAAGTTCTGGTAGGAACCCACGTACATCTTTACGATACATTGCACCATTGGCACATACCGCATTGTCTTTATACAATTCAAAGTTTATTTCTTCATCAAGTATTTTATCAACTGTTGCTGTTGGATGTCTTTCATCAAGTAACGTCTCTGGAGAGATGTTGTATTGCATGATAAGATGAGGATACAGACTGTTAAGGTCAAAAGACACAACCCAATCGTACTTTCCCGGAATCGGTTCCTTGACATAGGCACCTGCGTACTTTTCGTTTTTATCGGATCTAATCTTAGGCGGAATAACAATATCCCGTTTCTTTAGATAGTTATAGATAATCGTATCCCACATACGAACTTGATAGAATACATCTGCATAATTAACTTTGGCATCATAGGCCATCGTCAAGGCAAGTTCAATCAACTTCATCTTGTCTTCTAATCGGTCAACAAGTTCCACGTCAACGATGTTGTATTCAATAAACTTCTGCCATCCCTTAGTATAAAAGTCTTTAAAGGTATCAAACTCACTATGATCCAGTTTCTTTTGTCCTAGTTCTACCTCAGCAATATAGTCCAGTCGATAAGACTCTTGTGCCTTATAAGTAAATTTCTTATACAAATCAAGATAATCGAGTTGAGTCAATCCACCTACATCAAAGGTGATGTGCTCCCGACCCTGAATAAAAATCTTTCCTTCAGTCACAAGTCCCCAGTTAGAGAAACGCTTCATTAGTTTCTCACCTAAGACGCGATTAAGTCTCTTACAAATATACGGGATATCAAACAGTTGAATATTCCAACCAGTTACAACATCAGGAACATCCTGCATCCAATAATTGATAAAGTCACCAAGTAACTGCTGTTCTGTCGGACAGTGACGATAAGTGACATTCTTTTGTTTGTTTACAAAAGGTTTTACACCCCAAGTAATAATCTGCTTAGTGGTGTAGTCCTGAATAGTAATAGCAAGAATCTCCTCTGATGCAGATTCAACATCAGGGAATCCTTTCTCTGTTGTAGTCTCAATATCAAGAGTTACAAGTTTGATTTGACTAATATCAAACTTGATTTCATTTTCAGGATACTTTTCCGAGATGTATTGATAGATATATCGATCATTTCCATAGATAGGAAATCCATCGACCTCATCATATTTCTTGAAGAACTCGCGGCAATCTCTTACCTGACCAGGTTTAATTGGTTCAACAGATTCTCCATTAAGTGTTTTATATTTTGATTCTTTCTTTGACCTAACAAACAGTGTTGGATAAAATTCATCACGATGCTCATACCTTTTTCCATTATCAACTCCCCTAACGAGGACTTGATTTCCAATCAACTGAACATTAGTGTAGAAACGCATTACTTGGTTAACTCTTCGTACTTTTCAACTAGGGTGGGCATGGGTTCTGTAAGAGTAATAATCTTATCAGAACTAATCATAAAAATGTCTTCACGAGACACAGAAATTAACCATGGTTGCAGTGTACCATCTTCTCGAAGAACAAATGGATTAGTCAACTTACAGTCTGGTTGGCCAATATCTGCTCCGATTTCATCAATCTGACTGACTAGAATTTGATTGGTCGTCAGTAGGATTGCTTTGATTATCTTTTCCATAGTTTACGATGTCTTCGATGTACATTTCTTTTAGTTTTACTGTTGGATTGACCATAGTGATCACCCAGTCAGAAGGAACAGGGATGTCCTCATCTGAGGTCAGAGGAATCCAGGGGAACATGGTTACTTCATATCCTGCTCGTTTCTCTTTAGAATCTTCTTTGATAACATTAGGATTGACCATCTTAACGATGCATGGTCGATTCATGTAGTAACCAATAACTCTTTTGTTTTCTTCCGTGCCCACACACATCTCAGAGACATCAGTAATGATATCTTCACCTGACTTGAGTAGCATCAATTTAATTGTCATAATGCAATCTAACCTCCATATATTCTAGCAATAAAAAAGAGGGGCGTCAACTGGATTTGGCCAGTTGCCCCTCCGTCTACGACGACGATATTCAGTTTTATTTAGATATAATCCTTACGAGCATGATGTTCTGGGACAATTTTCTTAACAAGGACAGTGAGAAGTCCATTTTCAAAATTCACATCTGTCACTTCAGTTCCCTCCGCAAGAGTCCAGGATCTTTCAAAGTTCCTATAAGCAAGTCCTTTGTGGAGGTATTGACCCTCCTCGGTGATTGCTTCCTTATCACCTTTTACTGTGAGTTTACCATATTCTGTAAATGCCTTAACTTCATCTTTGGTGAATCCAGCAAGAGCAATCTCAAGTCGTGTCTCTGTATTATTTAACTGAACGACATTATATGGAGGATAATTACTTTGTGTTTGGGTCTGAAAAACGTTGGTTAGATAGTCATCCACCCCGATAGAGTTACGGACAATCTTATCCATCAACTGATCCAAATCGGCAGCATTAAACTTCATTAAGTTAGTCATTTGACTTCTCCTTTTAAAGCGAGAGTGTGTTGTGTGGTC